AAGAACGCTGAATGAATAAATAAGGAATATTGTTTTTTCATCCGTCAAGGCTAATGTGCAGCTTATCAATGCTGCAGTGCTGCCTTTATTGCGAATACAATGTCAGTGCAAACCGAATGCAGAGCGACGAGAGTTGGCTCTCAAAAGCTATGCTGAGGTGTAGCCTGAGTTCGCCGTAGGCAAAGATACAACATGCACAACCCGAAATCCAATTTTTTTGACCGCCTAATATCGCACCTCGACAATTTTCCATACCTCCGAACGGGCATTCAGCCCTTTATCTACGGGCATTTCGGCGCGTTTTCCATACGCGAAAAAAAATGAAATCGGGATATAACATTTTATCTCTTGTCGATTCTCAAAACGTACGAAGCTGCAACGCTTGGCCTCCCCCCCCCAATGCTGCAACTCCCATACCTTTTTGCTACTGATTCTATTTCATGTTTCAAAGGTTGCTTACTAATTGAACTTTTGTATTTATAAAGGCGTGATGTCAAAAACAAATTTGACATCACGCCTAATAAATTAAGTCAGTAGTGTAATATATTCTATTGAATAGCTAATAATTACTTTTCTTCTGCCAATTCTTTTTCATGTGCATCAATTAGCTTGCTCTGCAAATCACCAGGAACAAGTTCATAGCTGGCAAACTTCATAATGAATGAGGCACGTCCTCCCGTGAGTGAACTGAGTGAGGTTGAGTATGAGGCCATTTCCTTCAAAGGAACTTTAGCTTGAAGTTTTTCGTAGCCATTTTCGCTGCTCATACCAACAATCATACCTCGACGTCCTTGCAAATCGCTCATTACATCGCCCATCTTGTCAGCAGGTACAAAAACTTCAACGTCGTAAATGGGTTCAAGAATCTTAGGACCGGCTTCTTTGAATGCTATACTGAATGCGTTGCGTCCAGCCAGCATAAATGAAAGTTCATTTGAATCAACGGGGTGCATTTTACCGTCATAAACGATAACTCGTACGTCGCGAGCATAGCTTCCAGTAAGCGGGCCTTGCTCCATACGGCTCATAATGCCCTTAAGAATAGCTGGCATAAAGCGTGCATCAATGGCACCACCTACTACAGAGTTGATGAATACCAATTTACCGCCCCATTCCAAAGGAATTTCTTCTTTTCCTTTGATGGCAATTCTGATTTCCTGGTTGCCAAATTTGTAAACGGTAGGATCAGGCATACCATCGCTATAGGGCTCAACAATCAAATGTACTTCGCCAAACTGTCCGGCACCACCACTTTGTTTCTTGTGGCGATAATCTGCGCGTGCAGCTTTTGTAATTGTTTCACGATAGGGGATGCGCTGTTCGTAGAATTCAATGGCAATTTTGTCTAAGTTTTCCAAACGCCATTTAAGGGTACGCAAGTGGAATTCTCCTTGTCCGTGTACCAGAATTTGTCGGAGTTCTTTGCTCTGTTCAACTTCCCACGTCGGATCTTCTTGGCGCATACGATTCAAAGCTGCCATCATCTTTTCAGTGTCAGCTTCGTTGACGGCACGAATAGCACGCGTGTATTTGGGGTTGGGGTATTTAATGAAGTTGAATCGGTGTTCGCAGTCTTTTCCATTGAGTGTATTTCCGGTACGAACATCCTTCAATTTAACAGTACATCCGATATCACCTGCTGAAAGCTTTTCAACTTTTTCGCGGTTTGCTCCGGAACATACAAAGATTTGCGCCATGCGTTCTTTTGAACCACGATCTGCATTTGACAAATCATCGCCTTCATGAACAGTACCACTCATTACTTTAAAGTATTGAACTTCGCCAATGTGTGGTTCAACACCCGTCTTAAAGAAGTAGATTGAAGTAGGACCATTAGGATCGAGTTTAACTTCTTCACCACGGCTGTTATGTACTGCCGGCATTTCGTCAACAAAAGGAACAACGTTGCCCAGGAATTCCATTAAGCGACCTACGCCCATGTTCTTTGATGCACACACACAGAATACGGGGAAAATGCTGCGGGTAACCATACCTTTGCGAATACCTTCACGCATTTCGTCTTCTGTCAGATGTTCTGTCTCGAAGAACTTTTCCATCAAGCCTTCATCGTTTTCGGCAGCTGCCTCAACGAGTTCTTTGTGCATAGCTTCAGCTCGTTCTTTTTCTTCTGCCGGGATGTCTTCAATGGTTGGTTCACCTCCTTCTGCTCCCCATTTGAGTTTCTTCATTAAGATGACATCAATCAATTCGCAGAAATCTGGGCCTGTTTTTACGGGATATTGAACGGGAACTACTTTATTGCCATAAATGGAGCGTAAATCTTCAACCACCTTTTCATAGTCACAATTCTCATTGTCCAGCTGATTTACCAAGAAGATAACAGGCTTCTGCAACTTCTCCGTATATCTAAAATGGTTTTGCGTACCAACTTCAGGGCCAAATTGTCCGTTGATCAGTAGCAATGCTGTATCGGTTACATTGAGTGCTGTCATGGCTGCTCCAACAAAGTCATCGGAACCCGGACAGTCAATGATATTCAGTTTCTTGTTATTCCATTCAGTATGGAAAACAGTGGAAAAAACAGAATAGCCATAATCTTGTTCCACTGGAAAATAGTCTGACACGGTATTCTTTGCCGTGATTCGACCACGTCTTTTTATCTGACCACACTCAAAAAGTAGAGCTTCTGTGAGCGTGGTCTTACCTGAGCCGTCATTACCTAAGAGTGCAATGTTTTTAATCTCATGAGAATTGTAAACTTTCATGGTGATATTAAGATTTAGATGGTCTAATTATACTTAAGCCGTTTGCCATAACTTACCACATCATTTAGGTTAGTACTTGTGGCTTATGAAGTTGAGGCAAATTCAACTAAGCAACGGGGAGTTTCCTCGGTTACGGTGCGCAAATTAGTAATTTTATCAGTATGGACCAAATCTTGCCAATATGTTATTAAGCATATTCTGAAATGCGAGCTTGTCAAAAGTGCTGATTATTCGCGAAGTCTGGATGTTTTATAAGGTTTCTTTTTTTCTTATAAAGAAGGGTAGACTATAAAAAAAATCCCCTTAAGAGTCGAGTTTGGATTCTGATGCCTTATTTGTATGGCTTTATAAGTATCTGAATATCAGCGTATTACGTATTTTTAGTTTGTTGCATTGCGAATAGAAGAAACGAGAAAGGAACAAAATGCATATTTGTTTTGTTCCTTTCTTAGCAGAGTTTTGAAAGCGTTATTGCTTTCATGTTAATTCAAAGAAGTAACCGCGTACTATTGGTTGAATGCCACGATGATCAATGGTGATTTCTAATTTTCGGCACGCGTATCGGCGACCGCGAATGAGGTAGGGGAGAGACGGATCGAGAAGAGTACCAGTACCTACATAAGTAAATATATGAGTAGTTCTGGTGTCTATGATTGGGGCTACTGTCATGTAGTCGCCTACGGTGCCTGTTTCGCTACGTGCGTTGTTTTTGCATAATGTAAAAGGACCGGAAGGGAGAGGAACTTCTTCATTGTTGATATTGAAGAACGGGGGGATGTCTGGCAAGAGTGTTTCTTCGTTTTCCATATATGGCTGACCGATGGCTGCCGGATAATAGGGTATACCATAGCTTTGGGAGCAATAGGGGTAACAATTATAGGCTACTTCCATCACTTCTTTTTTGGTGTCAGATGGTTGAGAGTTGTCTGGGGTATTGGGATTGATGGCCGCATCAATGGAATAAACCGATTTATTGGTAAGGCAGACATCGGTTGTTTTAAGTATTGGTACACAATTCTTGATATTGGATTCGTAGAAAGTTGATACACTGTGCTTATCGTGTTCACTCCAAAAACCGGTTGCGGGTGCCCAAGAAGCCGGAACGATTCGCAGATTTGTGTCGATGTCACGCTTTTCTTTTCTTCGCCACAAGGGTTCAAATTGGCCTACTCTGTACAGATCAAATTTTTCTGTAGCCGTATTGTGCAACAGTGCGTAGAGTTTATCTGTTTCCGCTACGTGAAAAAGATAGGGACTTGTTTCTTTATCTTCTTCGCTCATTTGATTCACATACTTTTCTACCTCTTCGTAGGTTTTGCATTCCAAGCGATCGGCATGTTCCCATACCTCGTCCGGAAGACGCAGAATGGTGGATACTTCCGGCCAATCATAGTCGACATTTCCATCGGAACTTCCTATGCTTTCGCCTTCGCTATCATGTTCGACCTCCCAATCATCAACGATTTCAGTTATATTTACGGTTCTTACTCCACTTTTGTAAAAATGTTCTCGCGGGATCATGTCTACGGTCTTACCGTCGCGAACGACGAACACACATCCGAAAAAGTTTTGGAGTTCATTAAAGAACTCCGAAAGCGTCCATTCAGGCAGAGCGTCTGCGCGATATATACTTCCCCGACTGTTTGCGATAAACAGGCCCCATGCCAAGCGGTCTGTGTTATAATATTCCCAATCTCCTACTTTGTAACCTATGGCTTTCACCACTCTTTTCATGATGTCGAGCAGGTAAGGCTGAGGGGCAAGTATGGTGTATTGTGGGTGACGTGCTTGGGTTTCAGCGTTTGACATATACATAGCCATTCTGGCTGTGATATTGGGCAAGTTTGTTCGTGTCCATGGGTTTGCAACCAATTCGTCCGTAGTGCTTAGAATTGGGAAGCACACGCTGTCGGTTTGTCTTTGGGTGCCGTGTGCCAACATTCGGGCTTTGTTTCCAGGGTTATTACCAGATGCATAATGAAAAAAGCGTATGGTATCATTTGATGTCACTCCGGGGTTCCAAGTCTCGCCACCTTCCTCAATTTCTCCAATACTGTCCCAGGCTTTACCCAAACCGATGTGGTTTACCGTTGCTTCTGTAACATTGAGCAATCCTGTCGTTCCTCCTTTTAGTTGTACTTTTACTTCATTAGCATTGCACGCTGTGACAATCGCTATTCCGGCCAATATTATTGGCGGACAAATCAGTTGCATATTGTATTTTTTTGTCAACAAATCAGCGTGGGCCACTTCAGGTCTGTCTAATAAACCAAAGATAAGGCGGTTCTGTGGGCATTCGCGCAATGGCAGAGCAACGTCGAACGTATAGTCGGAGTTTTCTGAAAAATAGGGATTTTCGCGGACAAGTTTAAACGTCGTGTCAGCTTTCAGTTCGGCTTCGATGCCGTTGATGGTTAGTTTCATCATAGTTTAACGAGTTTGTTGTATTTTTTCCACTGGCGGGCAAATCCGTTTGGTCCGTCGATAGTTACCACGGCTGTAATGCCTTCGTCTATTTGTGCGGTTAATTTTTCGAGGGCTTCGGCAGTTCTGGGCTGTGCAGTATCTACCACGGTGACAGTAGGTTTGTTATCGGCAGCAGTTACAGCCGAGGCACTGATGGATGGAGCGGTGATGGCTCGGCTCACGTCAGCAGCCGTGAGTGAGGCCACCCGGTTGGTGCGTTGAGCCTGATCGATTAAATTAAGCACTGGCAGGATTGCAGGATTTCTTACAGCCTGATGATTCGCTACGAATTCGCCTTCGTGTACCACACCGGCTTCGCGTCGGAAATGGTTTCCACCTGTGAAACCGCCCTCATAGTAACCTTGATCCTGGGCTTCATGTTGTTTTTTGATAGCCGCTATTTGTATGCTTCCGGCCGCTAATGCCATGCTGGCTGCGATAGGGCCGAGTAGCCAGTTCACCTTTGATGCTGAAGCGTAAGCATTGATGGCAGCCACGGCAGTTTGTGCCACCGCCTGAGCCAATTCCATCACCATTTGTTTTTTGGCATACTTACTCTTTACTTTTGCCAATTCGGCTTGTTTCTTTTCTTCCAGTTTCTTTTGTTTTTTGGAGTTTTTCCCGGCTCGTTCTATTTCAGCCTCGTATTTGGCATTGATTTTTGCCTCTTCGGCACTCTGCTGCGCCTGATAGAGTTGCGACACGCTGCTCATGACCGCCGAAACAGTTTGCAATGCTGCCACACCTACCGATGCCCAGTCTTGCCAGGAGGCTTTACCGCTTCGAATCCTTTCATCCAATCGGGCAAAAGCTTCAAACGTACGCACCAGCGAAGTTGACATTGCATCCATCGTACCGCCCAATTCTGATTCGGTATTTCCGGTTTCCTGCTTTTTACTGTATTTATCGCGTATGCTTTGAATGGCTTGTTGGTATTCTTCTTCGCTGAGCAGTCCGCGCTTAAACGCTTCGTTTGCAATGGATTCCTCCGTATGCTGTTGTTCTTCGGCAGATTTCTTCAGATGTTCAGCCTGTAATTGCTGTACCTTTTGCCAAAATTCGTTTTGGCGTTGCAATTTATCAGCGTTTTGCAGTTCATCGTATTGCTGTTCCAGCTCTTGCAGCAGTTTTTTGTCAGCACCTTGCTTACGTTCAGCTTCAATACGCAAAGCGAGGTGTTTTAGCGTAATTTCTGTTTTCTGCTGTTCGTAATTCTCCAGACTGATTTTGCCCGCTATGTACTGATTTTTCAGTGCTGCCTCTTCTTTGGTCTTGGCCGCTTCCAGTGTCGAAAGGTTTTGCTTGTGCGCTTCTTGTTTATAGTCTGCTTCTACTTCCAACCGTTGTTTCTCGGCTTTCAGCCATTCCGTACTGTTCTTTTGGTGCAAGTCGCGCAAATCTGTGGCAAGTTTCAGTTCTATATCGTACTTTTTCTTTTGGTACTCTGCGTAAATGGTCAGTCCTATTTTATAGTCTACTTCAGCCATTAGCAAATCTCGTTCGGCATTGTTTTTCAGCGCATCGGCTTTTGATGGCGTATTGTTTGTATGATTTGTGTCTGTTCCAGCCGTTCCTGAGTCCCCGCTGGTATTGACAACAGGTTCATCTATAACTGTTTTATTGGTTATAGTTTCAACCGTAGCCCCCATTTCGTGTGCTTTTTTGTTGACTGTCTGAATACGTTTATTTACATCCGCAATGTTTTGCGTTTGTTCATCCACCCAACCTTCAGCTTCTTTCAACTGTACAGCCAGTTTGTGCAACTCTTGAAATGTACCGGGCATTTGCAGCGAAGTGCCGTATGGGGTGAACGTTCCGGGTGTATTTTGTCTGAGAATGTTTTCAGCCGACATTCCAGCAAAATGCTTGAGTTCCGGATTATTAGCAATGAAGTCGTTCAAACGTTTTTTGCGGATGCTAACGGCATTTCGTCGGCGGTCACGGCTCATTTCAAGGTCGAGCAGCTGTCCTGTCAATTCATCAGTTTTGGCTATGGCAGCTTGCGCTATGGCCTTTTTCTTCAGTTGCTCGATGTAGTCGGTGAGTGCTTTTGTATTTTCGCGCGTGATGCGGCCTTCCTCGTTGATTTCGGCCTGATATTGAGGCGCAATCTGTTGCAGCGCGTTAATGGCTTTTTTGCGTTCAGCAAGGCTTCGGGTGTTGTCATGCACAATGGCTGTAAGTAGTTTTATTTTGTTTTGCGTTTTAGCCGTTGCTTCTGTGCCCTGTTTTTCAAGTTCCAGGTTATCGGCCTGTATTTCTTTTTGCAATCGTTGTTCGCGGGTCAGTTCTTTGGTTCGCGAAGCCAGCAGATACACCGCCCCGATTACAGCAACTACAGCGGCCAGCACTGCAGCATAAGGGTTGGCCAGCATGGTGGCGTTCAGTTTCATCTGTGCGGCGCGTAACAATACGGCATTTCCGGTTAGTTTGGCATAGCTGGCAGTGAGCATCAATCCGGCTGCACGTGCGGTGGCTGCGATTCGTGTGCCTAAGGCTATGGCGGTATTTTTGGCAGTTTCGGCTATTGTTCCTGCTTTTGCGACAGCTGTGTATGTGGCAATAGAAAACGCCAACGAACTGACTGCTCCAATGTTCTTAGCCGCGTACGTTCCAACCGCCATCAATGCCTGCAAAAAAGCAGTTAGCCCATTCGTGGCTGTGGTAAACACAGGCATCAATTTCTCGCCCAGTTCCGTGCGCAAGTCGGCCAGCTTTTGTTTTGATTTTTCGAGCTGAGCCTGTGTGGTGTTGTTAGCCTTGTCATATTCTTTTTGCACGCTGTCGGCCTGTGAAAAGGCTTCCGTGGCTTGTAGCTGGGTGTTTCTGACAAGTTCCAAATTGTTTGCCAACGAAGTAATCACTTTTGTAACGCCTACCCCCGTTAGTTGCAATTCGGCCATGCGTGGAGCGAGCGCGTCCATACCGCCCAATTTTTGTGCAGCAGAGGCAAACTCCAGCAAGGCTGCATTGGCATCCTGTTTTACGAGCGTAGTAAACTTTTTTACATCCAGTCCTACGGCTTTTGCCATTTGAGCCGGTTTGGTGTAGAGTTCCTGTATCAGGCGGTTCAATGCCGTGCTACCTTCTTCGGCATTCACCATACTTTGGTCCATGACCGAAGCCAGTCCCATTACCTGAGCCTGTGTCATGCCGGCCTGTCGGGCCATACCCGAAAGGCGTGCCGTGAAGTCCATGATGTATCCTTCGTTTGCCGATGAACTTTGAGCCAGTTCGTTGATGGTTGAGCCGGTAGCCAGCATGGCCTGTTTCAGGCCCATGCTTTCCGAATCACCAAATAGCTGAGCCAGTTTGCCGATGTTCTTCACCGCGTCCTCGCCCAGATCCTCACCCAAAGCCACATTCAGCACATTGGCAGCGTCCACAAAGTCGAGCACCTGCTGTTTGCTCTGTATGCCCAAGCGTCCGGCATCAGCGGCCAAGTCATTGAGTGCTGCGCGGCTGGTACGGGTATCCATCCGTTTAAACGCCTCATTCAGTTCTTCCACTTCTTCACGGCTCATGCCGGTGTATTTCGTCACGTTGGCCAGGTGTTCGTCCATTTCGGCAAACTCTTCTACATAGCCTTGCATGGAATCCAAAGCTGACTCAAAGGCTTGTGAAACGGTATTGACGATATTTGTAATGCCTACCCATTTTTTACCAAAGGCTGCAAGTCCTGTCTCTTCATTTTCTTTGGCGACTTTCATTTCCGAGTTGATCTTATCAAGTTCGGCCCGTGCTTTAGCCAAAGTTCGTGTTAGCGTTTTCCACTGCTCCGACCCTCGCTCCACATTGCCATTCTCAAGTTCCCTATTTAATTCCTTGATTGTTTTTTTCAGTTCTTTGGGAGTGGCTTTGTCCAAGTTCTTCAGCACTTTTTCCACGGTTTGCGCCCTGCTTTGCATACGCTCGGCCTGTCTTTCCAAAATCTTGATTTCTCGCGTATAGGTTTGCAACGCCTTTCCATCTCCACGTTCAAAGGCTTCGGCACGTTTTTGTCGTGCCGTTTCCAGTTTCTTATTTATGTCGTCTAACTTTTGTTGTGCTTGGTCAGAATTGATAACCAACTTTACCGTCTTAATGTCTTGTGCATTCATAAAAAACGTGTTACTTTTGGGTTGATGTTCCAAAAGTAACACGCATTCATGATTGTATAAAAGACAAGAAAGCATTGTGCGTAATCCTGTCAACAACTTCGACAAAATTCCTTTTTTCTTCTTTTTCTTTCAGCTTCTGCATAAGCTTTCGGGTACATGGGATTCCCGTACATGTCTGTTTCGTATGGGTTAATTGGTTTTCTTCTTCTCGCTTTCCTTTCTCTCTCTCTCCGATTCATTTCCGACAATTTCTCAGCAAACTTCGGGTCAATAAGAGCGCGAATAGTAAGATAAAAGACGTAAATAACATAAAGTATTATCCAAAAAATAAAGAATTTCCACATGGCTCAAATATTTTAAAGGCATATCCAACATAAAGTTAGAAACAGAAATGTTTCTGCAACAAATATACGAACTTTTTCGCGCATTTGCAAAATTTACGCTCTAAAATAATCCTTTTTAAAGGTTGTCAAATGCAGCCCTGAATCTGCTCCCCAGTTGTTGTGCCATATAATCCTTCATTACTTCGGTCGATATGTACCACGAACGCGAGAACCACGGCCGTTTTTCGCGTGCTCGCCCCAATTTATGCTCCATTCGGTAAGCTTTACCCAAAAAGGCAAGGTCGCCCCCGTTACCGCGCGTGTAACCATTGCCCACACCCCGGTCTACATAGATACCGTATCGCAGGAACTGAAACGAAATGTCGGCATCCAGTCCGTTTACGTTCACATTACCTTTCGTTACGCTCTGGCGCAAATTCCCCGTGTGGTACACGCCCAAAAGGTCGAGGCGGTCGCGCCATATTTCCACCATTTTGGCCGTCCATCTGTCCACATATTCCGGCATGGGTGGGGTGGTGTTGGTATTGTTATTCATAGCCGGTGTGAGTGTTTAGTTATCCCATTCTTCAGGGCGGAAGCAAAGATCAAGCGGTTGTTCCATGGTCAACATAAAGTACAATCCCGTGGCCGAGTTCAGAAACATGCCGCCCAGTTCATTGCTGCGTATGTCGGCAGTGTCAAGGTAAAGCATGCTGCCATTGGCCTGTTCGCGGTCGTGAATCATGCGGCTTTGGAACTGTCGAAACACTTCGCGGCACAAATTCATGGCGCGTGCGTAATCATCGGTACTTCCGAAGCGGAAACGCGCTAAAATGAACACGGTGTAAACCCTACGTTCATACCAGCCGCCGCCACGTTCAAAGGTTGTACATTGCGAGGTATCGGCCGTACATACAAAGTTGGCCGTGGTTTGAAAGTTCTGCAAAAGTCCCTCCAAATGTTCCGGGCCGCTGCACGTCACAGCCTTGAACCTGTTTAGCGCGCACAAACGGCATTCCGAAGCCATCCGCGCCATGTAGTGGGTGAGAGAATGTGTCATAGCCTTACTTTTTATTCAAATGTTCGTTCATTTCACGCGCCTCGCGAGCTTTAGCGTTCAGTTCAGCCAACGCATCCATGGTGTCGGCATGTAGCACCGCCTCATTTTTGGTCACGTCTCCTCCGGTCAGAGCCCTGATTTCAGCCAGCATCAATTCGCGCATATCGGGTTGGTTATTGCCGGTTGGTGCAGTACGGCTGAAAAGGTCAGGAAAAAGTTGCGTATAGGCAGTTTTCAACCCCACGAGCCACCACAGCACCAAAACGTGCTCGGCCTCATGCATTCGTTTGCCGTCCCATCCCGGATAAAGCAAAGGCATCAGTGCCTCCAGAGCTTCAGGTTCCTGGGTTTGCAGATAGCCTTGGTAGTAATTTTCAATTTGCAAATAGTGGCTGAACGGCACGCCCGAAAGGTGTGCATCCACCGCTTCAATGTCCCGTAAGGCATGGGGGCGTATCGGTTCTTCCGGTGGTGTGTCCATCCAGTCTAATTCCGGAAGCAATTCTGCCAAAGCGGCAGCATCGCCCAGCTTGTAGCGTACTTTTGGGGTAAGCATGCGTGTGAGGAAGAGCGTTTTCACTTCGTCAGCGTTCAGCAACTCCATGGCAGTCAGCGAGGCCAAATAGCAGAGTTGTCTGTCGGTCAACGCCCCCCACGATGTGGGTATTTTAATTTCGATGGTCTTACCCGAAGAAGAAACACGGGTCTGTTTTCCGGTTTTCATACTTTTGTCGGTTAATGATGTTCAGTATTTCAGTGTAATTGTCCGCGTGTTCCGCATCCAGTTCCGCGAGTTGGCGTGCAGTTCTGTAAACGATTGCCAAAGCATAGCGCGTGTTCCGCTTGTTTACCATGGCTTCAAGTAATCTGCGCACCGGTGCCAGCAGATGGTTGAAGGGCATGTAGGCAGCCTCATTTTTCATAGGTGGCTTCCGGAGCGCACTGAGCAAAAGAATATATAGATTGCTCCCTATCAGCATTTGCATTTCGGATTCCGAGGCTTCAATTCTCGGTTTCACTTCGTCGAACTCCCGGGCATATACAGCAGCTCCTTCGCTTGTCATTATGCCATTTTCGCGGCAAAGCGTCGGAGAGTAGAAGAGCGAAGAAATCATTCCGCTGTGCGCAAGTACCCCATATTCTCTGAGTCGTTCAAGGTATTCGTCGGCATGTCGGCTTGCGTCCATCCGCAGTTGTTCGCGCAGAGCATCCACCCGGTGGCGGCTTGCCGGTTGCGCACTCTGGTTGCTCACCACACCGAACCCCGTGGGTGTAGCTACAAGGTCGAGTTGCGGCATCAGGTCGTGCGCAGCAGTTTCGCATACGGTTTGGGTAAGTACCGATTCTATGTTTCGTATTTCAGCCTCAGAAAGTTCGCTGTAATCAGTATGCCAGTCATTGAACCGCTCAAGCGTGTCAAGCAGCAACGGTTTTGCCTTTTCATAGATGAAGCCCTCAGCATCGGCCATCGACGGCAGCACAGATTCAAAATGCTCGCGTGAAATTTCAGTAATCATAAGTCGTATTTTTCGGTTGTTACTTGTTTGGCATCGCGGTGTTCGTCGAGCGTCGTCAGTTGTATCATGGGCACGGTAAATTCGGCATCCTCCCAGCCATTGTACCGGCACACCATGTTCAGCGGCATCAAAAGCAGATGATGGAAGGCTGTTTCGAGCGCCTGTTTCATTGTAAACAGTTCGCGTTTGTCGCTTCCCGAGTTATTGCTTTGCGACTTTCCCGGAGTAGCCCCTACGAGGTTCGGGTGCACGTTGTCAGCATAGCAAATCGTATTGCTCGCCGCCTGCACATCCTCCATCCAGTCGCCGCCCTCCTTAGGGGTAGCAATCTGCACAATGTGAATGTCGTGAACTTCGTGGCCATCAGGATTCACATAGTAACCGCTAATCCAGGCTTTTCCACTATTTTCAATGCCGCAAACGAAGTCTTTGATTTTCTGTTTCTCTTCGTTCACACGTTCCTGCATTTCCACCGGGTCGTTAATGTTTTCTTCAGCACAAATGCGGTCCCAGTACGTTCGTTCAATCTCCACCTGGTATTTAATGGAAGAACTGTTCCGCAGTTTGGCACGTTTGCCTACGCTGATCAGCCTTTTCTCATCGTACGAACCGCCGCGAAAAACAGCCGTCCAATAAGGCACCGGGTAGTATTGGCAGCCCGCTGTCGGGAATCGCACCAACATTGCAAATTTGCGTCCTGCCCGTGTTGGCCGTGGTGCACGCTCTGGCTGCTCAGGGTCGTAGCCCATACGGCTGCAAAGGTCGCCGAAAGGGTCGTCCTCGCTGAGTAACGGGATGCGTTCCACCTTACCCTCCTGTATGCCGCGTGCCTGCCAGTTGCCGTAGTACACATAATTGATGCGCCCCCGATTGTCGGCTTTTGCAAAACGGCAGTAGCACGCATCTTTGTGAATCAACCGATTGATTCGCTTTCCGTCGCGGCTCATTATTATCACACATACCGATAGATAAAAGTGTTTCATATCGGTAGCCTGTTCCAGAAAGTAGCGAGGCAAGAACTGACGGTTTACCCAGCGTTTGGCTTCCGGCAGGTAATGAGGTGGCTTGTCGGCATGTACTTCGAGCCGCGGCCCGGCACCATAACAAGTCAGCACATTAAACAGTTTGTTTTGAGCAGTAACTTCGTCAGCCCCAACCAGATTGATGAGCCGGAAAGGCAGCAGGTCGTCATCGCCCCACCTTACGTATGTTTCGCCCGGGTAGCCCGGAACGCCCGAGGTGTAAACCATGCCGTCGCTGTCGGCTATTACGTTTGTCGTATCGTCCACTTCGGTCAGTGCTGCCTGAAACTCTGTGTTCGGAATGTTGAACACTTCAACGCCTATGCTTTTACTTCTGCCTCCTGGTGTATGTATATTTTTCATCATAGCAGTGTTTACCAAAATATTTTCATGTTGTCTATTTCGTGAATCATCACCTTCCGCACCGAACGTTTTTGTCCGTTCACAGGGTTCACCAGGCGTATCACTCCGCCTCTTGTCCATCGTCCTATCATGGTCCAACCGTTCAGTTCCAGCACCTCGCCTGTTTCCATTTTCCATGCTTTCAGGTCGTGGGGGTTCCGGTCGGTCAACACCTGCATGGCCTCGTTAATGTGAATGCTGTTTCTCCGCTTCATGCTTCGAGCTGTGTTAGTTAAAGGAGTAATCAAATTTCTCGTCAAATATCCTCGGTGTGTGTCCTGAGGCAAAAGTGTAGCTACTGTCTGCATATTTCCAGGTAATTTCAGCCTCGATCAGGTCCGAATCAGTTTTTTTGTGCTTACATTCCACTCCCGTCACAATGATATTCCTGCCTTTCACCGCAGCCGCGCGGCTTAGCGCCAAATCGCGCAGAACGTTCAAATCGCCGTCATGTAAAGGTCCGCTTTGACATTTCACCGAAGGTTCACCCGTCACCCTCACGTTTTGCAAACGTCCGTTTAGTCGCGCCGTGGTGTAAGTGTTATGTTCTTCTTCGATAGCAGTGCCGGTAAGCAGCAGCGTATCGGGCAGCATAAAGAGGTTTGTATATTCCACTTCGTGCGTTTCGCCTATCGAAAGGCCGTCTGCCGGAAACGTGTAGGTTTGTGTTCGTAGTCCGCAGCAGGCCTCCATGCGCATAATCCGGTAGCCGTAATTCTCCGGTGGCGTAAGGTTCGATACATCGACCGTTGCCGTGCGGTATATTTCGTCCATTTCTGTCACTTCCGGATAATGAACGGTGTGAGTAGCCGCTTTAAGTGTCGGGCTGTACCAATAAACAATGAGTTTCAGTTCTCCATCATCCGCGAGTGCCGCCCAGCTTAAATGCAAAAGTGCAGTATCTGAAATCATGCGCATTCGCCCCATTGCTGCCGATAAAAAATATTTTTTCGCCACATCCTCAGCACTCAGGTCTAACCGATGGCGGCAGGGCAGTATGCTGGCCGTACCAAGTTCTACTCCGTCGGCCGACACCGAAAAGTGTACAGGCATCGCACCGCAAGCTTCAGCAGTTTCGGACACGAGTGGCTGTAAATCATCCAGCGTCACAACACCGTTATGCCCGGCTGTAAGGTACGCTGAGAGTATGGGCAAGTAGTCAACCTCAAGCATCACTTTACAGTCAGCATTTGCCTGAGTCTGTATTTCGAGCCTATTCACTTGGAATGGGAATATATAGGGTGGTATTTTTGTTATCAATGAAGCAGCCATAGCATTTGTTCGTTTCGTTTACTGCAAAGTTGGGGGTACACTACTTATAAACAAAAGACAAGCCACACCACAACCCTGGAATAATCGCTTGCCTCTACCTGTCGCCATCTTAAAATCTGATTAAGTTATACTGTATGCCGATACCAATGTAAGGCTGCACCCCATGCTTCGGAACAAAGCCCACACCGGCACCGATGCCTACACCCCAACGCCGGGGCTTGTCGCGCGCCTTGAAGCTATACTGACTACGCGTGTAAAGCCGTATGCTGTCAAGCCGAGCATCATAACCGCTCACCCACGCCGTATAAAGGCTGTCGCCATACGTTCGTTGCACTATCGGTAGCTGAACCTTCACGCTGTCCCTCTGCTGCACATTGCACATCACCGTATCCGTCACACGCACCGTATCGGTTGGTCGGTAAATCGGCACACGCACCGTTTCATACCTCATCACCACGCTGTCCGAAGCCACGGGCGTAGCATAATACACCGTATCGCGCACCACAATCGTATCCATGCTGCGTTCATCATCGCCCTTTAGGCGGTAACGCTCCCAAAGCGAAGCCGATAGAAGCCCGGCTATGACGATAGCCGCAAGCACACCAAGCAATTCAAGCAAAGGACCCAGTTTTTTTTCCATAGAAGCATTCAATGTATTGAACAATCGCGTTCACATGGGTAGCCGTCACGGCAGCACGTCCGCGTTCGCTCAGCAAAAAGCGAACATCATCTTCGTTATCCATGAACAAATTCTCCGTCAGCACTGCTGCACAAGCCGTATCGCGGCAAATCGCCAGGTTCTGGCTCGTGTAACGCTTACCCTCTGCTGGCACACAGCGGTTACCCTGCAAGCCCTGATAAATGGCCTCATTCCAAAGCATCTCTGCCAATTCCTTGCTGCGCACCGAAGCATTCAGCCCCACGTGCGCCGAAAATCCGCGAGCCGAACCCCATACACTCCCATTACCGGCTGCATTCACATGCACACTCACCAGCAGCACATTTTCTTTACCATGTTCCTTACACACGGCATTCACCCTGCGGCAGCGTTCTTTCAACGAAACGTCCGTCTTCTCCGGCACAAGGCGCTCAACATCGTACCCCTTACACCGCAAACACTGCTCAATGCGTTTCGCCACCACACGCGCATACGCCCACTCATGCAGCCGTCCGTCTGGCGACTGCTTACCGGGGGTTTCCTCCCCATGTCCGTTGTCAATCAAAATCTTCATAATCCTAATTTCTTTTTTTCTGGTTCATCCAAACTTTCACTGACCGCTTCTCCCACGTCCGGGTACTTCTTACGCAGCAAATTGATTAAGAATCGTTTCACACTAAACTTGTTCGTCACCCCATGCAGGCTGCACACATGGCCCACAATGCTGTCAATTTCCCACAAGCAACCAAGCCCTAACCCCACAGCGGCCGTAACCGTATGGTTCGTCACACCAAGCGGTTCAAATATCGCCAAACCAAGGATAGCACCAAGCAGCAAGTAAGTAAGGTAATCCACTGCCTTGTTACACGTCCTGCGACCAGCGCGCGAAAAACGAAACTCTTTGTGCTTGTTCAGTGCATCGCTCACACCAAACCAAAAGTCCGACACAATCAGCACCACAATCAGCACCAGCATCCACCGCAGGTCATACAGCACATCCAGTGCCTCGCTACCCATCGTAGCCCACCAAAGCAACCCGGCTGTTCCAGTCTTTTCCATATGCTTTCTGTAAAAAGTCATTCAACCACCATATCGCTCTCCGCCTCATCTGCCGCCACCGCCTTAACCACATTGCTCGCATGCAGCGTACCGCGAACATACACATCACCGTTGTTGTACACCGACAGTACATTGTTGCAAAAATGCACATCGCCCGTCGCTATGTCAATACGTATCGGGCGCAGCCCGTTAAACGACGAACCATTCTTATTCGACAGCATCACATAAAAGTTCGCACCATCGTTTCTGAAAAACACCTTATAGCCGCCCATCGTATGCTCCAGCGCGTTCCAAGTATTGATTTTCAGCGTGTTCGTCATAGCGCGCGAACCGTCCGTCTTCAAGTAAGGCGAAAGGTCTGGCGTTGAGTACTTCGGGCCCATTTCCACGCCGTTCAGCACAATGCTGCCGTCCGTACAAAAGTATATCGTCGAAGCATTCGCCGTGCTGCTCATAGCTGTCGACTTCGCCGTACCTACATCTATACGGTAGTACTTACCTTCCAAATTCTTCCAAGGCTGTAACATAAATCCTCCTTATTTTTCGGTAAAACAATCAGCCCCATGCACAAAACAATAGCCCTTCGCATGAGGCTGACAAATTGTTCACAAACTATGCCAGTTTCAAAAGGGCTTCAAGCTCTGCCACACGTGCTGCAAGCGCGTTGTAGGTAGCAGTAGGCACATAGCCCGAGAACTTACTCTCAACAGCACCAACGCGTGAAGTCAAACTGTTCACAGACGCCGTGGTAGCCTTTTCAGCAAGCTTCGTGTCAATGGTGCCCTTGGTGTAAACGTCTGCCGAGTTGGCTTTCGAACTAAGCTTCGTGTCCACCTCGTTCTTTTTGTACACGTTTTCCACGATTTTAACCGCATTGACAACGCAAGCCTCTTCCTTGGTTGAACCGCTTTGCGTATATACGTTACCATCGGGAGTGCGCACAAAATACCCGTTTAGAATAGCCTCTTCTTCTGCCGTCGTTTTTTGCCAGTTCAAATAATAATTACCATCATTGGCATGAAGGCAAAGTTGGGTACTCTTTAGGCTACCCATCGTAGTAGCACCAATCGCCAGCACCACACTACCATTGTGGTGTAATACACTTTGCATTTTAACAGTTACACCGACAGCAACACCACTGATATCAAGTACGTGGTTAGTCTTTAAGGCAAGACGGGCCGCATAACCAGCTTCGGTTTTCGTCTCCTCCTTCGTATAAACCTGCAACTTCGTATACACATCAGCCGAATTAGCCTTCGTGCCCAGCTTCGTATCGGTCTCACCCTTCGTATAGTATCCGGCAAACTTACCCTCAGCCGCTGTCACGCGCGTAGTCAGGCTCGAAATATTGCTCGCATTCGTAGTAGCTTTCGTTTCAATCGCTCCCACGCGCGTAGTCAGGCTGCTGATGTTCGAAGTATTGGTGGTAACCTTTGCCTCGTAAGCCTTTCCAGCAAACTGACCATTCGCCCAACTCTTCATTTCAGCGGTATGCCCGGCCAGGTCAACCGTGCCACCAAGCGCATCCCAGTTCGCGGCATCAGCAGCACTCTTGTCGGCCAAAGCCACCACATTCGTACCGGCTGGATACTTCTTGCCACCAAGTGTAAACTCTGCCGTCACGTTCCACACATCACCACACTTCACATTCGTCAGTGCCGTAACCTCAGCAATCGTAGCCTTCGTACCTTTCACACGATACACCGATGCCACCGCCGCATTCACCTTTGCCGTAATAGCACTGTCGGCCTGTGCCTTGGTGTACACGTCTGCCGAGTTGGCCTTCGCGCCCAGCTTCGTATCAGTTTCACCCTTCGTGTAAACCTGTGTCTTCGTGTAAACATCTGCCGAGTTGGCTTTCGCGCCCAGCTTCGTATCAACTACACTTTTGTGGTAAACAGGAAGATCAATATCCACTTTCTTCTTATCAACTGTGTCGATGGTCACACATACTTCACCACCGTTATTGATAACTTCGTCCACATTACAGAAAACACCGGCAAACTTTGCATCAACTGCACTGACTTCGCTCTTCGTTGCTTTCTTTCCCAACTCCGTATCCACATAGCTCTTGTCAGCCTTTGCCGCAATCGCACTCGTATTCGAAGTCTTAAACGAATCAAAGTCCGACTTCGCCACCTTCTTCCCAAGTTCGGTAGTCACCTCAGCATTGATAGCCTGCTGATTCTTGTTCTTGCTAACGTCCAAAATCTGATGAGCCTCGGCAAAAATGCCATCTGCCGTAGTCGATTTGGCACGCGCTGAATAACTGATATAAGTTACTTCTGCCATTTCTATTTCCTTTTTTTCAATTATACTTTTAACTACTCCAATCTCTTACTTAAAGGTAACCTTGTGCGTACTTGCCGCCTGCATCGAAGCAATGCGAAGCTGAGTATAGGTCACACCACCTACAACCACATTCGCCAACTTCGTGAAAGGAACAGGAAGCGGACCTTCTACACCACTGGGATTATCGCCCTGCATCGAAGCTGGAAGGGATACACCATTAGGCACAAGAATAAATCCGTAAGTGTTGGCCGTAAACGTGAAACTATAGTCGCCAGCAGCACTGCTCTTCGGACCAACCGAGGTAAAGCTCGAAGGAATAGGACCCGAAGCTGCAATAACATCCTGAGACGAAACTCCATACTTAATCTTATGGTAAGCCTGAACAACGGATGTTTCCGTCTTCTGAACACCCCTTACTGTAGCTTTCACAGTGAAAGTCTCTGCACGTGATACACCCGAAACCGTCTTTCCGGTATAAACACCGGTACTACTCTTTGTCAGTGTAATCGGATTGCTGCCACCTGAGTTTGAAGCCGTGCACGTAGGCAAAGCATCAGCATCAACAGCAGCCCCATTGAAAGTCGTCTTCACCGTAACCGTAACAGATACTGGAGCTGCAGCATCCTGCACCGTAGGCGAAACAACAAGTTTCACACCGATACGTGCTTTGAACTCCTCATCCATTTTCTCTTTGATAAAACTGGCCTCACTCTCGCTCAGTCCCACGCGCTGACCATTAAACGATAGCTCGTGGCCTTTGCAAATAACCAGTCGGTTATCCTTAAGTGATTTTGCCTCTTCCAGGGTCTTGTTCGCGCTAAAACCTACGCGCGTGCCCCCGGCAACAGTAATTTCTGCCATAATTTTTTATTTTGTTTTGGGTTAATAATTGTTTGTATTTCCGAAAATGATCAAACAGTCAATAATTCACGCAGTTGCGCCAATTCATTTTCAAGTATCTCCACCCGTCGGCGTAAATCGCTCGGGTCGGGCATCTCGCCACCGCCACCGCCCTGCACCAGTTCCAGCCGGTTACGTCCAGGGTTCCAGCAGTAAAGGGCCGAATCGCACAAAAACAACTTGTTAGCCCTCACATGCTCCTCATCGTCCATGTACTGATACCGCGAAGGCCAGTTGTTACACCACGCACCCCTACGATATTCCGCCACGAACACCTGCTGCCCCGCATGGAAACGAATACTCAGCGGACGCTCAACGCTCATGTCAGCCACCGACCCCAGCGAAGCAAACCCATCGAACCGCATCGTGCAGCCCTCAATCAAGTCAGCCACATGCCCCTCCAGCTTCCCAATCTTCGGCACCTCAACCTCCACAGCCTTCATGCGCCGCTCAAAGTCCACGTCCGTGCTCACAAGCCCATCTATCACCTCAAGCTGGTCCTTGTCGGCCGATTTCAATGAAGCAATCGCCGCATCGTAACGCCCGATAAGCTGATTCACAACGCTCATGTCCACCTTCGAGTTCAGCGCGTTGTCAGTCGCAGCTTGCTTTTCAACCATCAGTATCAGCAGCGAACCCACACGCGTAGCCGTGTTCCTCTCAGGCATGGTTTCATCCCTGATGCCCGTTGCCAGTTCTATAAGGTTTGGTTCATTTATTTTCATCAGTTATTAAGGGTTTGATGTTTTTGAAACTTTTTGCCAATAACGCCCCATGCGCCGCCAGCAGGGTTATGGTGAGCGTACACGCCGCGCGTTCGCTCGTTCGGTCGGGGTGAATGTCCTGCACGGTAACCAGCGGCATCGGCCGCACCCCCGAACCCACCAAGTAAGCCCTCCCCTCGGCATCAACCGCCAAAAAGGCCTGAGGCTCGCGCACCGGCGCAGGGCGTTCGTCCACCACAGCCTGCAGCGTAGTGGTAAACCGGCGCACACCGTTTTCGGCCGAGTCCGTCACCTCCATCCGCGCAATGCCGCTTAGGCCAATGCGCGTCCACCTCACGTAATCGGGCACAAAAGCTGCCATTCCGTCGGGCGTAATCATCACCTCGTCCAACAGTCGGGCCGGGCAGGCATAAAGTTCGGTAATGTAGCTTTTCATAGGCTTTCAGTGTTTTCGGGTTCGTCAGCCGCTTCAGCCTCCTGTGCATATTGCGCATAAAGCTTGCGTGCTTTTTCCATAATGCCCGGCACACGCTTGAATCCCGCATCGCCCGGGTCGGCACTGATTACAAACGTCTGCGGCGTAATCACCGAATAGTCGGGAGCCTGCAACTCGTCTTTATCCAGCTGGCAGCCGCGTGAGTAAGCAGCCGTCACCGCATTGAAAGCCTTCAGGTCGCCTGTGGCGCGTGCCCACCGCCACCCCTCCTCGCAGCGCTGCCTAAACAGGTAGCGGTCGTAGTCGCGGCTGTGGCGGTTAATTTCGCCCAGACAAATTTTTATCAGCTTCACGTCCTCGTAAGCCTGCGACGTGCCCACCCCGTGTTCATTGCGCAGCAGGTGCACCACGTCCGAATCCGTCCAAACGGGGTTCTCCAGCCAGCGCGAATAATACTCGCGAATCCTGAGCACCCTTCTCTGCACCAGCTGCGGCACACGGGCCGCCTCCATGTCGGCCACCGGAGCCATCAGATACGTTTTCACCGTATCCACTATTTTGGGTGTAATGCTGCTCATGCTTACATGCTGTTTTTTTATTTTAAAAAAGTCTGATTACAAGTGAGCTACTCACGCCTAAAGGCATGAGCTTCGGAGATACCAATACCTCCTCTCTTTTCCTGCTTCTTCCTGCCACGGCTTTTTAGGACACGGGGTCGGTCATCCACCG